GAAATTGCAAAATTCTTTTTTAATAAAGGAATTGACTTCACTAAAACTGATCCAAAAGATCTTATAGAGAGGGATTACAAAGAAAAAATAGAGTATTTGTATAAAGATTCTTTAATCCTTACCATTGATAAGTTAACTGATAAAATTACATTGGAGTATAACAAATGAAAATAATATCAAAAGTTGAGCATTCCCGTTATGATCTTATTCAGGTTAAATATGATGATGGAACTGTTCAGGAATTAAAGAGGATGACTAATGGTGACTGGATTAATTCTAGCGGGGCATATTTAACTCCAACTTCAGGATTAGAGGCATTATTTCATGATTGGAATAATCCAAATATCTTAACAGATAACTACAGAGATAAAGTTATCCTGGAAATATCTTTAAAACTTTTAGAAAATGGTGACGGTGATTTTCTGAATAGATTAAAATCTGTCGTTGATGCCATAATGGAGTATAGAAATGAAAATAACATGTAACTGCACAACAACCCGGAACCTTTCAGAGCTTAAAGAATTCCAAGGAGACATTAAGACCATCTCAGAAAAAGAGCTGAATAATCTAATTATCCTGATAGAAACGCATGGCTTTAACGTGCCCTTTATTATCTGGGATAACAACATCATGGACGGACACCAGAGGAAAAAGGCTCTTAATAAAATGGGCTATTCTGGAGAAGTTCCGGTCGTTGAGATCCAGGCAGAGAATGAAAAGGATGCCAGGGAAAAGCTGCTTGCGATAACTTCCCAGCACGGTCGGTTTTCTGTTGAAGGTTTAGAGGAATTTACCAAAGGTTTAACTGACCTGGATTCTGTTTCTCTTGTAGATGGTCCTTCTTTGGATCTTGATTTTAAAGTGGATATAACCCCCACTTCTGGAGCTTCGATCAAAGAAGATATCGAGATAGTTGATTCTGATGAGTATGAACAGGCTGAGGTGGAAGAGATTAAAACCAATATCGGTGATAATATAGAATTCCCAGACGGATCAACTTTGATTGTTGGGACTGATGTCTTGTTTGCTGAGGAAGTTGTTAGGCATTGGAATAATCGTAATAAGACTAAAAAGGTGGAGTGGAAAAGTGTTCAGAAAGAAAAAGGTTGAAATGGCAGAAATTAAAATATATAACCCTATTTATTCTTATGATCCGATAGATGAGGCGTATTATATTTTTTCTACAAAAAAAAGAAGCGAGATACTCTTTTCAAATTACCCTTGTGCTGTAGCTCATTGTTTAAGTATTTTAGAAACTGAAGGATGCCAAGGCAAAACAGATTTCCTTGAAAAACTTATAAAAGAGTATGGTCCAATTAAGATTTTGGAATCCCGCTATTATGATATAATGCCAAGTTTTGTCGTTACTGATGTCAAAGGCAATGAAGAGGCTATTAAATGAAAACACTATCAATAAAACAACCTTGGGCAAACTTAATAGCCCACGGTTTAAAAGACATAGAAAATAGAACCTGGAGAACCAACTTCCGGGGCAGGATCTTAATTCATGCCCCAATTAAACGAGACAACGTAACCTTTACCTCTCGGCAAATAATGGAAACCGATAAGAATTATAACTATGATAATCCTTGTTTTTGTTCTGCCATTATTGGATCGGTTGAAATCGTAGACTGTATTCAGGATTCAGATTCAATATGGGCTGAGAAAGATTGTTGGCACTGGGTTTTAAAAGATCCGGTTTTATTTGATGAACCTATTTTAAATGTTAAGGGTAAACTTAGTTTATGGGAGTATGATTTATCATCTTGACTAAAGCCGATAAACTTAAACATTTAAGATTACTCAAACAAAAGAAAAAATTAAAAGCACTCAAAAACCATATCGACTACATGGATTATACCTGGATGGAAGGGAGAACAACTCCTTTCCTCCGAGGTTTCCATACTCATGCAACTTGTGCAGCAATCGATGAAGCATTAAATAATTTCGAGAAAGGGATTTCCAGCTTTCTTGTAGTGTCCATGCACCCTAGATCAGGAAAGTCACAAATGACTTCAAAATACCTACCTCCCAGATTTGCAGCAAGATTTCCAGGAACTGAAACCATGATGTCGAGTTATGGAACTGACCTCTCAACTACCTTTTCTGAACAGGGAAGGGCTATTGTCCAAAGTGATAAATTCAAAGAATTATACCCAAAAACCTACCTCCCTTTTGATAGTTCCGCAAAATCAAACTGGAAACTTTGCACAGTAAACGAACCACCTTCGAGTATCAGAGCAATGGGTTTAACCGCCGGCTTAAATGGTAAAGGTTATCATCTAGGTTTACTTGATGATTTTATTAAGAATCGAGAACAAGCCGGATCGCCTGGGATGCTGGATAAAATATGGAATGCTTTTGTTTCTGACTTCCTGACCAGACGGGCTCCTGTTTCTATAACTATTGTAATTGCTACACAATGGGATGTTGGCGATATTATCGGTAGGATCAGAATGGAGATGATAAAAAATGAAGATTTCCCAGAATTTAAATTTCTTACTTTCCCGGCTCGTGCAAAAGATTACCAAGGTGAAGGTGAATATCCTAACGAATTTTTATTTGAAGAAAGATTCTCCAAAAAATACTATTATGAGCAATATGCAACTTTAGGGAAAAGAGAATCTGCTGCATTGTATGATTGTAATCCCAGGATTAAGGGCGGTGAGGTTCTTAACACTGACAATATCGAATGGGTAGATGCAGACGACCCAAGACTTATACATATTAAATCCCAATGGTACAGAGTATGGGATTTAGCTCATACAGCCAAACAGAGGTCTAAAGATGATCCGGATTATACAGCTGGAAGTTTAATTGCATATCAAATGATTCCAGGTGATCCTGTTCCGCATATTTGGATAAAACACGTTGTTAGATGTAGAGAAGGGGCTGTTAAGCGTGATGCTATAATAAGAAAATGGGCTAATAAAGATGGTAGATTTGTAAAACAAGCGGTTGAAACCTCCTTAGATTCCAAGGATGCTTATATCTATTTACGAAAAGCAATGCCTGATATATCATGGAACAAGATATCATTACATGGAAAAGGTGACAAACTTGTAAGAATTACGCCCCTTGAACCCATCTTTGAGGCTGATAAACACGTTCATGTAGTTCGTGGGGATTGGAATAATGATTGGTTGGATGAGGTAGAAAGATTTGACGGACTAGGTAAACAGCATGATGATATGGTGGATAACCTATCTAGTTCGTATATAATAGCAATAGGAAGCGGTCGAAAAATAACCGATGAACAACGAGCAGCAATTAGAGCGAGGAATGTATAATGAGTGTATGGACGGATATTAAAGCCCTGTTAAGTAGCAGTAATGGGACCACACAAGATAAATCAGCGAGTAAAACCCGGCGGGTTGCACAGGATTACCCGGTTGTAGATTATACTGAAAAAATTGTTGCCGATACGATAACGACTAAAGGGCTGTATTATAACACTTTAAATGGCTATAAATTAGCCGGGGTATTTGCAAAAAATATAATAGATACTCCTATCGCTTTTTGTGGTTCCCCATCACCACAAACTGATGATGAAGACATTCTTGAATTCATGAAACCATATAATCCGGATCTCGTTAAAGTGCTGAGACAATCCCATCGAGAAGGGACAGTTTGGATATGGCCCTGGTATGATTCCAAAGAGGGTAAAGTAAAACTTCGGTTTATCCAGGACAATTGGAGAACTGAAACTTTTATCGATCCAGAAAGGGATACCCTGGATTCAATTATCACAACCCGTAATATTAATGTATTAAATTCATCCGGGGATACTGTCTCGGTTAAAGAAAAAATAACATATACAAAAACAAAGATAACAACCATATACGATAGTGTTTTAAAAAGTAGCACGAGAAGAAATATACTTGGAATACTCCCGATAGGATTTACCAACATGGCAGACGGTGGGGAATTTACAGGACACTCTGATTTTACTAATATCCTGCCGGACTTGATGGACTATCACCGAACCGCTTTATCTATGTCGATTGCCCTTAATGATTTCCGGACTAAACTTGTCCAGACTATCGAAGGTGATCCCGATACATGGGCTGAGAACCAAGGTTTTAACGATCTTGATGATTTTATGACAAACTCTTCTCCAGAGAAAGCAGCTATGATTTTTAATACTGCTGGTGGAGTCGGATCTGATGGAGATAAAACAGAATTTATCACTGCCAAAGGTTTAGTCGATTCCAATATCGCAGCCATGAAGATTAGTTATAAAAAGATTGTTCAGGGGTGTAGAGTTCCGGAGTTGTTCTGGGGATTAAAACAAGAAGGGAATCACGCCACAGCCGAGGAAGCCATGACATCCTTAATTAACCTGGTCCAGGAGAAGAGAATTCAAGCCACTGCTAATTTCGAGCTGCTTATTAATTCCATGATCCGATTGGACTATATGTCCCGGGGTCAAATTTTCACTGAAGAATTATCTATTATCTGGAATCAGTTGGATGCTGTTTCTGATGTTTCCCGTTCTGAGATATTCAAAAACTTCTGTGACGGGATCGCCAAGGTGTGGACTTCTGGAGTTATTACAATAAAACAGGCTTATGATTTATGGACAGACAACTATCCGAAAGTTACAAGCATAACAGAAAAAGAGTTTGAAACGGGATTAATTAAAACTATTGCCCTGCTTCAGAAAGCGAAATCACCTTATGAGCAAAATTTGGGTGATAATCCTCTTGACTCTTTGTAAATTATGGATTAGAGTTTAATAGTAGTTGAGCCTTTTAGTACTAGATCTGATCTGCGAACAACTTAACTATGGTATGCACGTAGCTAATTTTGGGAAAGCCCCTGATGATCACAGGGAGAATGTCGGTTCGAGTCCGGTCGTGTGTAATATAACAATTCAGCGTAACGACTACCAAGTCTATGGTTGATTGTTGTGGTTTGCAAGTAGTGTAATGGAGGCATCTTGGGTATAAAGATTTAAGATAGATCGAAGTACAAGATCCGTAAGATTGTATAGTATTCCGAAGGGATCGGTTCAAATCCGTATTGCAAATTAACATGGAACTACCGGACAGGATGCCCCCAGCATTGGCGAAGGTAGTTCCTTATTTTATGGAGGGTTTTATGGATGAGTTGTTTTCTTGTTTAAAGTATAGAGTTTTAAAAGAGTTGGATAATCCCAATAAAAATAAACCAGCTAAGAAATTCCACAACAACCTCAGATCCCAATTAAAAACAGGTGGTATAAAATGGATAAAATAGAACCAACTTTCGAAGAAGCAAGAAACAATTTATTACGTGAATTAGATAAGGTTCTGCACCTTAGAAAAATTATAGATTGGTTGGCTTGGATTATAATCTGTATTACAACAATGCAATTATCAAAATCAGAACGGTTTAAATTTGGATATGGTAAAATGTGGTATGATGGGTGGAATTATGATGTATATTGCGGTTTCTTCTGCATAAACTGGAGTTATTAGTGAAAAATATAAAATTCAATTCATTTTGTGTTGGTGTTATTACATCTTGTTTATTGCAATTTATTATGATAGCGGTATTCCTATAAATGACTAACGAAGAATTTAAAAAGTTAACCCGGCAGACCTGGGCACACTATCCCACAATAACCGAAGAAGTCAGGCTTGAACTCTTAAAAACTTACAAAGAAGCGAGTAAGCTAGTATCGGCGGAGGTGTTGAGGGCTGAACGCCTAGGTTTGTCGGAATTAACTATCGAAAGTAAAAATGCAATTAACCATCAACTTGATAGAGGCGTTGCAATGCTGGTTCCTGCCACTGATAAAGCTATCGCCAGCGGTATAACCAACACAATTAGTATTGAGGATCAAATAACTAATGCATGGCTTAACAGTTCTGCTTTAGATGCAGGATTAACCCCGTTTAATATGGCCCCACTTAATGCGGTTGTACGGGATAAGGTTTTAACTCTAACTGTTACCCGGCATTTCCAGGATGGGTATAAACTTTCCGGTAGAGTCTGGGAATCAGCTTCACTATATAAAACCGATATGTCCAGAATTATTAATCTCGGATTGGCTCAAGGTAAGGATAATATTAAAATAGCAAAAGCTCTATCCGGGTATATCAGGGGCGGTAAAGACTCCCTAGTGAGAGCAAGAACCTATGGGAAAATACAATATGGTAACGGTGGTCTATATTCCAGGATCTCCAAAACTGTAGACTGGCGAGCATTAAGACTTATTAGGTCAGAGGAATATATGTCCCTACAAGCTGCTAACGTTCTCCGGGGTCAAAACAATCCAGGGTGTACTCAAAAATTCAACTGGGTCAAAAACTCTTTTACTGAACATGATTGCACTTGTAACGACCTGCAAGCTGGATCTCCATATTTAGCCGAAAATATCCCAGGATACCCCCATCCGAACTGTTTATGCACTATCGAGCAAGTATTAAGAAACCGTGCCGAATTTGTCCAAGATCTTAACGACTGGAACGCCGGAAAATCAGTTCCATACATGGATGATTGGTTTACTTCTAAATATCTCTTGACTAATTAATAATTATGTATTAATCTAAAATTATGCGAAGATATGAGTTTAAGTATAAGATCATTAAAGTTAATGGTGAAATAGTAGAAAATACTATTAAGGCTATTCATCAACGAAACGCAAAAAAATGTTTAAAACTAAAGTTTCCTCTTTGTGGTATCCTTGAGTGTGATCCGGTTATGGTTCCCACTAATGGGTTAAGGTTGGGGAAATTCGCAAAAGGATTTGAGGGGATGGTGTATGAATAAAACGGCTAGTGTATTTTATGAGAAAATGGGGGAATGTAAGGTTTGTGGATCCAGTAACACATTTAAGATTTCAGAAAGTGAAAAGTTTATCAATGGGAGTTGTCGGGATTGTGGTTCGCCGATTGAGCGATTGAAACCTGTTAAGGTCCCTTTTTTAATGAGATTGTTTAAAATCTATATTGTCGCATAAATGTGATAGTTGGATTTCGATAAAGCCGCTGAGTTATTGGGTTAAGAGAGGGTAATATATGAAAACAGACAATAACAAACCAACATCAAACGATGTAGAGTCTCAAAAAGCCGGGGAAGTGGGTCACAAATTAATAGATTGTCCATTTTGTGGAGAACAGAAGAGTTTGATATTTCATAATGCAGAAGATTATGCATCAGGACTTTCCGGTATAGCTGTAATGTGTAGTATATATAACGAGGGGTGTGGAGCAACTTCCACCTATAGTGACTCAAAAGAAAAAGCGGCAAAATTTTGGAATAAGAGGTATAAAATATGTCAGTAAAAACTTTAACAGTAGAGCATATAAAGAAGATATTTAAGCATTTCCCGGATTTACAAGAGTTTGAAGAATCTACTGAGTTTAGTGGAAACGAGGTAGTTCTTTTTAGATCCGCTGAAGGTTCATTTCGAGGGTCAATTTCTTGTTTAGAGGCATGGCATTTATATCCGCATTTTCTGACAAGAGTAATAGAAGCTATACATATAAGCACAAAAACAGCTATGTATATCGATTTTAACTCTCGTTATATGGATTATTGCTACGTTAAAGGCGAAACATTTAGAAATAGTTATGTTATAGATATTCATCATATCGATCAAGCTAAAACTGAAGCAATTCTCTACATTTTAGACAGAATAGGAGATTAACAAACTTTTTAATAAATATCGTCTCTTTCTTGTCTAGCTACTAGACAAGCATGTAAGTAAGTTGTAGAATTATTTATAAGGTTAAGGAAGGGGTTAAAGATGGAAAATTTTTTATTAAACAAGTTGATCACTATTGAGAACTGTATGAATAAAGGTTTTAACTATGAATGTATATCGTTGATAGCGGATGTGAAATCATCAATAGCATTAAATTTTGGTATAGGAGATTTCTATTTATTGGCTTGCTATCTTGACGAAAAAAATTCAAAAGAATTGAAAATAGCGTAGTAATTATATGCCGGGGATCAATTCCCTAGGCTAGTATAATAAATTGGAGGCTCCATGGAAAACAGAGAATACTATTTAAACTTCCTGCAAAAACACAATCTATCAGTTGATCAGTTAGCAAAATTAACGACATTTAATAGATCTGGATTGTATGAAAAAAAAGCGGGGGATACTCTCAAAGATAGTTTTATCGTGCTGCTGAAATATATGGATAAAGTAAAAGAATTGACCGGGGAATTTTTGGGGATAGGAGAGTAAGGGTATGGATGATTGGAAAGATTTAGAGATTGACAATATTCCTTGTGATTTTTTTGTTAATAGAAATTATGAGATAGATTACCTAATCACAGAACAACCTAAAAACAAGATTGAGGGCAGCTTGATAACAGGAACTTGGGAGCCTGTTATCTATGAGCCTATAGATCGGGCTAGTATATTTATCCATCTGAATAACGGTGAAAAATACCGTTATCGACTTAAACATCTTGAGAGTATTGTAGTTCCTCAGGATCTTTATGACATGATCTATCAAGAAACTATCAAGAGAGGACATTATAAACTATTAAGGGCAAGGAAAGATGAACATCAGGAATTATATATCCAAGGGCATAAAGTGGTGGTAAAATGACAAACTTAAAAGCATACGAGACTATTTAC